AGGTGTAAAAGATAAAGACTCAATAATTGTCTGTGGTATGTCATTAGCCACAACAATCTGCTCTGCAATAGATAAAGCATCAGAATCCTGTGTATTTAAAGTTCCAGACTGTGTTAAAACATTAGATCCAAATCTCTCTACTGAATCAGAACTTATAGCAACTTGTGTTGTGCCACCTGTTCTTGTTCTCTGTACAGTATTAATAATCTTGTCATCATCATAAGAGGTAACAATATCAACATAATTTAACTGCCCTACACCCTGCCCAAAAGAGGCTTCTGGTGTTGTTGTGTTGGTTAATCTATAGTTTCTATCTCTAAAAGTTGCATCTCCATTAGCACCTATAAAAAATGTTCCATTTTCTGCTAGTTCAACAGCTCTTAAAGCTGCTAATAAAGTATCTGTTTCTGATTGTACCTGCACTTCTAGTTGTCCTGTAGATATTGCCTGATTGCTATATCCAAAGCTATCAAGTATGTTTTTAACCCTTACAGAGCTTAATTCCTGTGCTTGTGTAAGTGTAAGCCTAGTTGTAGTACCTAGCTTAGAAATACCTAACTGCCACCCTAAGCCATCTAATGTAGCATTGTTAAGTAGTTTAAAAGCATCTACACATTTTAATTTAGTTTCTGAATCTGATCCCTGTGCAGGATAGTTAACAGGAAAGCTTTCTACAAAGCCATGAAAGATAGTATATTCAACAGCATCATAAGTTGCTTTTATTCTTATTCTTTTTAGTGGCTGTATCTTAGTTCTATTATTTACAGCATCATAATAATAAGTGGATTGATTAGGACTAAATCTATTATCTGAGTTGTCTAAAACTATATTTACATTAGCAGGATTAAAATTAGATAAGTTAGTAGCTCTACCTCTAGTTATATTAAATCTTCTCAAATAAGGAGAAACATCAGTAAATGTTTGTGTGCTATCTAGTGGATTAGAGTCAAAAGCAATTTCAACTGTTAAATCAACATTAGAATCAAAAGCAACACTCATTAGCTTATTGCATAGCCTTTTTTGATTTTTCTCTGCTCTGTAACTTGTAAGAAGTCCTCAGCATTATCAGCTAAATCAACAGTTACTTTAATTTCTTGTTCTCTGAAAGCTCTTGTTATTGCTGCAGAATCTTCTCCTAAGAAACTAAAGCTACCACCTGTATCAATAGTAGATCTACCACTACTAAACTGCCCTTGAAAACCACCTGTAGTTACTATTGGCTTTATATTTGCTATTCTATTTCTTTCATCAATAACTTTTTGTGCATCATCAATAGCTTTTTGTGTTTCAACATCAGGTAACATAAAATCTTCTGGTATTCCTGCCTGATCTAATTGTTCACTTATAATCACAGATAAAGGCTTATTATTAACCTTTTCTAATAAACTAAGATATTCTGTATAAATATCATTGAAGATACTTGAATAACTAACTCCTAAGCTCTCTGCTAAAGCCTCTAATGTTTCTTTAAAGTCATCTGCACTAAATAAATCTGTAACTTCTTGTAATTCATTTATAGCATCTATTTGCTCTTGAATAGCAGAATTGCTTTCATCTACTGCACTTTCCATCTCAGACTCAACCTCAGCTAAATTCTTTTTAGCATCTCTTAACTCTTCTGATTCTCTAGTAAGTTCAAATTCAACATCTTTTAACCTCTCTTGAGCTAGAGCAAGTTCCTCTGTTACATCTTTTCCCTGTTGTTGAAAGAATGTTAATTCTGCTATTTCTTGTTGAAGTTGTTTTTTCTGTAAAGCCTCTTCTGCTGTAGATAGAGCTTCTTTTCTCTGTGCCTCTGCAACAGCATTAGTTGCCTCTTCAAGTTCATTATCTTGTTCTACAGTTTCTCCACTTTCTTTATTAATAATTCCATAAATTTTAGCTATCCTGTCCAATGTAGGTAATAAATCTTTCTTAAAAGATTCCCCTAGTTTTTTATTTTGTGGTATTAAGTTTCTAACAATAAATCTATTCTTTTCTATAGACTTATTGATTATTGCTTGTGTAGAAGCATAGTTGCTTAATTGCTTAACAAGTTCTGCTGTTTCTTCCTTATCAGCTCTTCTTTCTCTTCCTAACCCTCTTAATCCAAGTATGCCATCAGTATAAATTCTGTTTGTTTCTCTTAATTCTTTGTTAAACTCTTCATAGTCATCTGGTCTAAAGAAATCCATAAAACCATCAAAAGAATCTTTGCCTCTTTCAAAAGCCTCAACTGTTCCCTGTATTGTTAATCCTAAATTTCCAAACTTTGTAATTAAATCAGGTGTTGCTGTTTCTCTTAATGAATTAAAAACACCTAATAAATCAGCAGCAGCAGGAAGTAACTCTTCCCCTATTTCCTCTTGTAATTCAGTAGTAGCAGATCTAGCTATCAACATCTGAGCAGCAAACCCAGAAGCCTCTCTAGCTGCATTTCCCTGCTGTACAGAGGATCTTTCAAATATAAGAGCAGTTGTAGCTAATGCCTTTTCTTGTCTAGTAAGAGCATCAGCACTATCTTTTCCTGTTTGCTCAAAAGCCTTAGTTTGTACCTCAGCTTCTGTTATAGCTATACCATAAGTTTTTAGAGCTTCTCTCTCCCCTACTAAAGCTGATCTAAAAGCCTGTAATACAGGAGCTGCACCTGCTGTAATGTTGTTGAATGAGGCAATATCTCCTGCTAAATCAAATAGTTTTGATGATAAGTCTGCTGACTCTTCTTGTGTGAAACCTATACCTTGAGCAACTGAGCCAAAAACTGAGATAAGTTGTTGTGCTTCTGATGATGTTAAACCAAACAAATTAGCATTTTTACTTAGCTGATTGTTAAGTTTTTCAGAGGCATTACCAAAAGTAGTTCCAAAAGCTCCTGCAGCTTCTTGTGCTGATGATGCAGCTTGAATTGCAGAAATTGAAAAATCTCCTAATGCTTTAACTGCTAATAATGATGAGCCTACAATAGCTGTTTTACTAAGTCCAGACATACCTGCAGCAAACTTAGCATTTTCTTTAGTACCTTTATCAACTTGCTTCTGAGTATTCTTTATCTTGTTAGATGTACTATCTAAAGCTCTTCCAACTTTATCTGCACCAATTAACTTGATGAACATTTCTAAAGTTGTTCTTGCCATCTTTTTATCTCCTCAATTTAGATTTTGCTCTGGCTTCTGTCATAGCCTTATGCTCTTTTTTATTCTTATCTATGTAGTATAACTTCCAAGACTCAAATTCCTCAACACTCATACTTTTTCTAAGAGTATCAACAGTCATGCCTAAGTCCATAGCTAATCTAAATTCAAAAGCTAGTTCTGTATTATTCTGGAAACTGATCAGCTATATTAGCCTGATCCTCCTTAGTCCAAGCCATGCACCTATAAATCCCTATTAGGACTTTATCAACTATTGTTGGTGTTGCTTTAGAGTAAAACTCTTCTACTTGTTCTAATGTGTCAAATTCAGGATCTTTTAATCCTTTTTGCAGTAGATGCTTTTCAAAGAGTACCTCATCTCTAACACCATCAACCTCTGATAATTTATTAATCTCTACTGCATCAGCTTTAGTTAACCCTGTAACAATAACTGTTGCATCCCACTCAGGAAGTTCTACTTCTTTTATAGGGAGTGCAGGGGCATTAGATATATCATCTAGTTTAAGCCTCTTCATGATAACCTCTTTTCTGTTGTGAATTACTTAATGTTTATTTTAAGCAGTTCCCTCAGTTACATCTCCAGAAACTTGAAAAGCAGCTGTAAAAGTAACAGCTCCACCTATATCAGGTGTTCTATCATAAGAAGTCATTATTGCTTCTCCTGATGCTTTAGGATTTCCTCCTGTAGTTCCAATTGGATAGAACTCAAAAGATCCCTCTGCTCCAAGTATTCCAGATAAGTAACCATCAACAGTTGCATCAAAAGAGCCTGAGATTGTTAAAGTTGCATCCTTTAGTCCTGCTACATAAGCTTTAGAACTATTTGTGAATGCTGAAACCTCAGCTACATCAGCAGTTCTTGAAATAGAAACATCAGTAAGAACATCAGAGATATCTCTTAAAGTTCCACCAGAATCATCTATTTTAAAAGCTGCATTCTTTCCATGTGTGAATGTTGGCATTTATCTTTCTCCTCTATATTTATTTCTGAGCAAAACTAACTGCTGCTGTTATGCTACCTGATCCACCAAAAGTTAGAACAGCTCTTGCATATCTTGCAGGATTAGTATCACTTGTTATTAATTCTGATGTTGTACCTGTTGCCTGAGTAAAAGTTATATAATCAGAAAAAGTTACATTATCAGCACTTGTTTGTATTTTAACATCTAATGTTGGAGATCCACTACTTACAGTACAATGTAGCACTCCTGCACCACCATTAGTACCTGCAGCACCATAATCAACTCCTGTTTCATTAGATGAACTTGTTATAGCTGTTGGAGCAAGTAAGCTCTTGCCATTGTGTGCATCTCCATCAAATTGAAATGCTACAGCTACTGCAACTACTGAGCCAATGTCTGCTGATCTATCATAAGAAGTTTCAATGACATTACCAAACTCAGTTGGATTTCCTCTTGTATGCCCAATAGGAGCAATAGTAAAAGCACTACCTGAACTACCTAATTGGGATAAAAACTCTGCATCTGCATCTGGACTTGAACTTTCAAAATAACCTGAAAGAGTAGCTGTTCCATCTTTTAATCCAGAAACATAAGTTTTAGAACTTGCTGTAAATGTTGAAGTTTCAGCTACATCTG